TGGGCAATATGCGAATTAACATGGTCCCAGGGGGGCGCAGATAATGCCTTCGCCCATTCTCCCGCCAATTGGCTTTGATCTGTCGCAGTGGGGCATTCAGCTGACTTCGTTTTTGCAGACGAACCTGGCCAAGCTTGGCTTCAAGACAGCCGACGATAACCCCAGCGAGGACGGCGTGATCCTGTGGGATCCAACAAAGAAATATGTGGTCGTTTCGCTGGACGGAGCCTTTCGCCAGGTGGCGACCAAGCAAGCCGTGCCAGCTGCGAATACTGGCGTTGCCGGTGATGTGGCCGGCATGGTCAGCTGGGACAATAGCTACATCTATGTCTGCACGGGCGCGCACGATGGCTCCACGGCGATCTGGAAGCGGGTTGGGCTGAGTACATGGTGATCGGGCATGACTGAATTGGGGCGCTGCAAGGAATGGATAGAGGCCGCTCTGGCGAAGGGCGAGGGCACACATGACTTTTGGGATATCGTTGATGGCGTTTATTCCGGGCACATGCAGCTTTGGCCTCGCGCCAAAGGGTGTTTGATAACGGAAGTGGTGGTATACCCAAAAAGAAAGATACTTAATGTCTTCCTGGGCGCTGGCGAGCTTGATGAGCTAGCCGACATGCACGAAGAAATTATTAAGTGGGCAAAAGACAGCGGGTGCGATGGCGCATCCATAAACGGCCGGCGCGGCTGGGTTCGCGCGTTTAAGCAATACGGCTGGAAAGAAATACAAAGCACAGTAGGATTGGACTTCACATGAGTGGCGGCAAAGGCGGTAAAAAAGAGACAGCCCAGGTTAACCGGATGCCTGGCTATGCAGAGGCGGTCGGGATCGGTAACCTGGAAAAAGCTGACGCAATTTCGGGCATGGGTCCGATCAGAAATTACGGGCCGACCGTGGCGGCATTTAATCCGACACAAATTGCATCGTTCCAAAATGCGGCCGACACTGCCAGCGCTTTCGGTATGGGCGCGCCCTCAGACATAATGGCTGGGATGCCAGCGCCGACAGATTTTGGCGGCATGTCGGGATACTCAGCTGCCCCAATCGTTGACGATGCGCTTGCCAAGCTAAAGGCAGAGGCGCCTGGGCAGTATGATGCGATGACCGGCATGTATATGGACCCGGTGACGGGTGAGCGCCCAGCTGAGCGGCCCTTCGCGGCAATGAACCCTGGAATACTGGAAGAGCTAATGAACGACTATGCTAGATTGAGGATATCATAATGAGCGGTGGATTAAACCCCATGATGGTTCAGCCGGGGCAAAGCGTTGGGCAGACATCAGCTGATACTTACAATGCGGCGGTGAACGCCACAAACAACGCGATGAACTTTCAGCCTGGCACAATGGCCGGCGCTGATCTCGCGCAATATCAAAATCCCTACCAGCAACAGGTGATCGATAACAACCTAACGTCGATGAACCGGGCCAACCAAATGGCGCTGAATAATGTCGGTGCGAATGCGTCCAACGCCGGCGCTTATGGCGGCTCACGGCACGGCGTGGCAGAGGCGCTGACCAACGCAGATTTCAACAACCAGGCGGCGCAGATGATTGCGCAGCAAAACCAAACTGGCTTTCAGAACGCGCAGAACATGGCGCAGTATGATATCGGCAATCAGTTTAACCAGCAAAATGCCACCCTGAATGCAGCTGGCCAGCTGGGCGGTCTAAGCCAGCAAGGTTTCGGATACGACCAGGCGATCAATCAGAATTTGGCAAATGTCGGCAACCAACAGCAAAATCTTATCCAACAGCTGATGAATGCCGCAAACCAGCAATACGGCGACATCACAGGCTACGGCAACACAATGCTCTCCCTGCCCTTCCAGGCGATGGGGCAACAGCCAATGTCAACATCTGGCACTTCGACTAGCACAGCGCAGCCAGGTATCTTTGATTATCTGACAGCCTTTGCAAGCATGGGTCCAGGGGGGCAATAAATATGGGAATTTTAGGCAATTTGTTTAAAGACCCCGGCACAATGGATCGGATGGCCCTGGCGTTTAATCAGCTGCGCATGGACCCGGACCCAAATTTGGCGGGTGTCATGCAGGGGCGCCAGGCGATGCGGCAACAGCAAGCTGGGCGCGATGCGGCGATGGAGTTTTTCAAGGGCAAGCCCGGCACTGATGGCTATCTCGCTGCCCTGAGCGCTGGTGGTGATGGCTCAAGCTTGATCCAGAATTATATTACCGCGCAAAATGCATCGGCGCGCACTAATTCAGGCAAGGTTGACCGAAACAAGTCGATTGAATTTTTGCGAAAGAAGTGTGGCGAGGGCGACCAAGACGCATGTAAAATTGCTGACATGATCGAGGCCGGCGGGTCCGCTTCCCAGCTGCTTGGAATTTACTACCAAGGGCAAGTGACTGGCGAAAAGCAACAGCGATCCAAAATTTATCCAGGCGGCTTAGAGATTAAGCACTTTGGTGACGGCACGACTAAGTATTTCAAAAACGGCGTTGAGTTGGTAAACCAAGACGACATCCTGCAAGCGCAAATCGATGCGCAAGATTTTGAGGCTCAAGGCAAGGGCAAGAATAAAGGCGCTGAGCTTGAGGCAAAAGAGGTTTCGCATTTGAAAGTTGCCATACGGGGCGTAAGAGAGCGCATCGAGGCGACCTCACCGCTGGTTGAAGAGTTATTAAATCACCCAGGCATGGAGCCGGCGGTCGGCACTTTAGCGAAGTCAAATTTTGGGCCAAATGCATTCGCGGAAGGGCACCCATCAAGAGATTTTATCACCAAGTACAATCAGCTGGCTGGCAAGATATTCCTGGTAGCATTTGAGGGTTTGAAGGGCGGTGGCCAGATAACGGAGCTTGAGGGTCAAAAGGCAGAACAGGCTGCATCGAGCATCAGCCGGACACTAAGCGCCGACCAGCTGCGCGGGGCGATGCGGCAGTATTTGGTTGATTTAGTCTCGCAGCACCAGCGATTGATCATTCAGTACCAAAACGCAAAGGCGCAAAGCGAACCCCAGCCTTTGCCCGACGACATTTTAACTTTCCCAAATCTTTAAGGGGCCGACATGGAGCAAGTAAGCATCGAAGTATTGCGGGAAAAGTATACCGCAGAAAAATACCAGAATATGTCTGATGCTGAACTGGCGCGCAGATACACCAATGCAACGGGCATTCCCGTAACTGGCGTTGAAAAGGAAATTGAAACGCCAGAACTAAACGAACCAGTTGGCTTGGGTGAAGACTTGAGCAAGTCACTTGGATCAGCTGCCTGGAGCGCCCTGGCCGGCATTATCGGGCTTCCTGGTGCGGTTACTAATACCGCTGAGATGGGCATGGACCGTATCGGCATGGGAAGCCGTGATGAGGATGAGCGCGCGTTTGGCTTTCCCGAAGCGAATGCCGCTATCAATAAATTTAGAGATAAGCTGCCGCCAATTCTGGCTGGCACAGACCCCACATATGAGCCGCAAAGCACAGCTGGTCGTTACCTAAAGACAGGTTCAGAACTGGCCGCTTCTGGCGGCGCTGGTGGGCTGAGAAAGATGGCCCAGCAAGTTATCGCGCCAACCGTTTTAAGCGAGGGCGGCAAGGACGCCTTTGAGGGAACTGTCTTGGAAACTCCGGCGCAGATTGCCGGGCTGATGGCCGGCGGTAAGGCGGTTGATGTTGCGGAAAATATGTTTTCCGGCGGCAAGGTCGCGCCTAGCCACTTTCAAGCAGTCAAGACGCTGGAAGACGCCGGCGTCACACCAACAGCCGGCCAGGCTACTGATCAGTCCAACCTGTCGTTTGCAGAAGAGGCAACGCGCTCCGGCAAAGCAAAACGCCAGGCCGCAGTTGACCAATTTACTGACGCGGCGATCACAACAGCAATCCCGCCCAGCTTGCGAGATAAAGTGCAAATCACTCCAGGCATGATGCCGCAAGAAAAAATGGCTGCGCTGCGCACTACGATTACAGGCACGATGGACCAGCTGGCGGCGCGTAATTCAGTTCCGATCACGGCAGATTTGTCTGAGGAAATTGCGAAAGTCGCACAGGACTACAAGGGCAAGCTAAGCACCGCAGAAAAATCTCCATACTTTGAAAACCTGGCCAAAGAAATGACCGCCCTTGCCGGCGCTGGCCAGTTGAAGGGTTCGGCGTTTCAGCGTATCAGAAGCGATCTAAGTGAGCTAACGACTAAAGATGGCATTACAAAAGTTGCGGCCATTAAAGCGATCAAAGCGCTTGAAGATGCAATGGGCAAGCAAATTACCAAGGGAAGAAACACAGAAGATATCGTTCTGTATAAAGATGTACGCAAAGGCTACAGCGACCTAATGATCTTGGAAAATGCCGCCAAGAAAAATAAGGATGTTGAGTTTAGCATCACGCCATCCGCGCTGGCAATTGCCGCCCGGAACAAGGACGCGCAGAGCTATGTCTACGGGCGCGATACATTTTCCGACCTCTATCGAGCCGGCAACACGGTCCTGAAATCCGCAGACAACCCATCCCGCACGGCTGGCACTCTGAAGGCGATGGTCGGCCATATGCCAAGTTTATCCGCTGGCGCGATGGCTGGCTTAGCCACTGGAGTTGACCCGTTTGTGACGATGGCAGCGATGCCGGCGCTGCCGTGGGCGCGCAACAAAGCACTTCAAAGCGATCTAGCGCAGCAATATTTTAAAAGCACGATGCGGCCAGGAGAGCGCGCCCCGCTAGCTAGCGCGCCGGGCATCCTAGTCGGGCTGCAAGAGCTTCAGCAAAGCTACTGAGCTTTAAAGCCGGTCTGGATGTTTCGGCCGATATGAACTAGGGCGCCAATCACCTCTAAATCGGCAACCTCAAACATTCCCATGTGGCCAGACCAGTGGGCCGATTTAGCCGACAAAAATACCTGATCGCCCTCCTGGATATCTGCGACGCTGTAGTAACAGGCGTATCCCTTAGCAAACTTAAAAAGATAGTACCCCTCGACGCGCGGGTCGGTCTGGTGCTTATCGAAAAACAACGTATCACCTGGGATCATGTCGGGTTCGTTTCGGCGTGATGCGCAATTCATCCGCGCCAGCTCTGTCCACCCCAAAGTCGCCGCCGTTTCAGAAATCAATACCTCGCCCAGGTCCAAATCTTCGACCCGGCAGTGCCTATTTGGCAGTTTGTTTTCTGCGTTCCCCAGCGCCTGTTTTATTTTGAATAGGGTTTTGGCCTGGGGCGCGACCTCGTTGTTTTCGACCCGCGACAGGACAGCCGGCGCGATGCCAGCCCTGTCTGCTAGTTCGGCCTGAGTTAGGCCGCGCAATTCTCGTTCTTTCCTAATGTCCATTTTAGTTTCCAGATTGGATAATTGGATATTTTGTTGGTGCACTAATTGAAAATTAAATTGGATTAAAGGCATCAAATGCATAGTTTCAAAAATAAGTACAGTAAATACATGTATTTTTTGAAAATATTTCCTGTAAGTTATTGAATTTATTGCATTTCAGTGTCCTCGTTGGTTACACGGAGTAAAACCTAACTATCTGTTTTCATTATATTTTTTCAGATTAAACTATAAAGTTTCAAAATAAGTTTCAAAAACCACCCTTGTAATATGACTTTATATGACCTAATTATACTTTATAAGTTTTACCAAAGGGGAAAGTTATGAAAGCTCGCAAGTTCCAAGGTCACATCCTTCCGCAGTACGTTTATGTGAAGAAGAAAATATATCTGTATTTTGCCAAAGACGGCGCCCTGGTTAAGCTTCCCAGCGACCCATCGTCAGCCGAATTTTTTGCTGCCTACACCGAGTGTCTCAAGGGTGAGGTGACCGGCACGTCAAACAGAACCTTCGGCAAGCTTACCCAAGAGTATCTTCAGTCTGATCGATTTAAAAAAGTATCAAAGGACACAGCAAAGGCATACCGCTCAAAGATCAAGTGGCTCTTGGAGCGCTGCGAAAAAGTTCAGGTCAAAAAATTGAAGCGCAGCGATATCATCTCGATGCGGGATGCGCGCAAGGATCAGCCAGCTTCAGCAAATAAAACTTTGATCGTGATGACGGTCATCCTTGAGCATGCGCTTGATCTTGGCTGGATATCTGTGAACCCGGCCAAGGGTGTGCCAAAGCTGGACACAAATTCAGAGATGCGCTTGCCCTGGACAGATGCTGAGATCGAGGGTTTCCATGAGCTTGCAGACCCCCGCTCTTCGTTGGTGCTAGAGCTTTGCATCAACACCGGGCAGCGCCTGGACGATGTTCTGTCAATGAAGTGGTCGGCGGTAAAAACCGATCCGCTGGCTGGCTACGGCATTCCCGTGCGTCAGCAAAAAACAGGCAAGCTTGTATTCATCCCGTTCTCAGATCGTCTGCAAGCGATAATGCAGCGGCTGAATAATCAGATCGACCAGAAGGGTTCCGACTACATCGTCGTGAACTCGCACCACCCCGAAAAAAAATTAGACAAGAGCGCGGTGCAAGTTCCAATGAAGGCGATCCGCGACAAGCTTAATATCTCAAAAACTCTTCACGATCTGCGCCACACTTGCGCCCATCGCCTGGCTGAAGAGGGGCTGAGCAATGAAGTCATTATGGCGATCACCGGGCATGGAACAGCGGCGATGGTTCAGCACTATTGCGCGGCCGCTGCGCAGCGCCGGCGCGCAGCTGACGCGATCAAAGCCATGAACCAAAAAGAGGCGGCATAAATTTAGCGCCAATCAATAACATTACTCATTTCGGGGGCGTCATCTTCAGCGGCGCCCCTGTCTAATAGAAGCTCTATTTTCTGGCCGTCCAGGACAACCTTGTAAACCTTCCGGCCATCCTTTTCCATCAGCCGCACTGCCTCTAATGCCTTTTCGGTCGTTTTTGTTCTCATTTTTTACCGCTCTTTTTTATGACTTCGCTAAGCTTTGGAAGCCGGTATTTTTTTATGTGCCCCGGCCCACTTGGAAGCCGCACCAGGCGCTCTTTCCTCACCAGGTCACCGATTGCCGCCTGAATGCTTCGGTTGCTGATGCCTGTCTCCAGGCTGATGTCGTGGCAGCTGGCAATGCCAAGCTTCTTAACGGCGTAGACAATGTCATCTTGCCGGCCGCGCGCGTTCTCCGAAATATGCCCTTCTGGATCGTCATAATAGACCGACATATTCCTGCGCATCCGGTTGTTCTCGTCTTCTGAAACTTCGCGCAGCTGTTCCGCATAAAGCTTCTCAATCAGCTTCGACCGGGTGCGCTTCAGCCCCTCGATCTGGCTGGTTAAACAAATTATCTCGTCCTTTGTCTCTGCCATCATAAAGCTCACACAGGAGACAAGCGTACCCTATGATATCGACCACACTGTCGCGCTTGTACTCGTTAATCAGGCGGCTGAGCTTTAGGTCCATCATCAACAGACAGATTTCCCATGTCTCAACCTCATTGCCAAAGTGCTGGCTCCACCGCTCCGCGATGCGTGTAAAATTTTCTGTCCCGCCATAATCTTTATCGCGGTCACCACAAATCAGGTCCAAAGCCTCTAAGGCCGGTGCGACCCGCGCGGCGTTTTGTTCAAACCGATCTTTCTTGAAATCTGCGCTCACTGGTTAAACTCCTCTGGCCGTGCCCTTGGTCGGACTGATTTGCTGGGGATGTCGGTGACATCGCAGCGCGCCAATGTGTTTTTGAAGTGTTGGTGGATCGGCTCGTAGACCGGCTCCAGCGCCTCGATGCAAGCCTCTAAGCTTGGGTAGAGGATTTTGCTCTGAAGCTCCTCACCATTGACTTGGTACTGCATCACAAGCACGGTAAAAAATTTAAGCATCTTCTAACTCCTCATGGATGATCCCAAGCCCCTCACACGCCTCACAGTCGCGGTCTTCCCCGACCGGCTCCAAGCCCCTGCCAAACGACCGCCAGGTGATGTCCTCGACCACCCCATAGCCCTCACATTCCTGGCACGGGTAACCCGGCTCAGACGCCAATTGTTTGCTCATAGCTTGTCCACCATCGCTATGCGCTCGCCGATCCACCGCATCACCGGCACAGCCATGCTGTTGCCCATGGCTTTGTACCTCGGCCCATCAGGGCAATTTTCTGCCTCTTTGCCGCGCCATTTGATTTTAGTGTAATCGTCGGGGAAACCTTGAAGACGCTCACATTCGCGCGGTGTCAATCGGCGCACTTGCATGTTTGTCTGTAACAGCGGCGTATCGCCTCGCACCGTGTTGCAATTACCCGCCGTCAGAGCCATCGTTTGTGTTGGCTGTGGGTTGTGGTGCTGCTTCATATCGTAAGCCACCGCGGGTGGATTACCACCGCCCTGACCGCCCAACTTTAGCGTAGGTGTTGTGCCATCTGCTCGGCAATCAGGCGTAGACATATTTGATGAAAAGGCAACAGGCACAAACAGCGGTGCGCCACCGTTAATGTGCTGATCTTCTAGCCCCTGCTTCGATCCAAATGCGGCGTTTAGCGTTGACGCAACTTCGGCTGGCCATTGGGGGATCATATGCCCTTGCTGTGCGTCCTGAAGGCTCATCGCGCGGCCAGTACGAGCGCACAACGCACCAGTGACAAAATGGTTTACGGCTGCGCCTTCTGGTCGTCCGCCTGCGCCACCTGTGAAAGAGCTTGCTGCAATTGCTCCGGCAACTTCTTCCCTCGCTTCTCGGCTCGGCGCAGGATCCCCTCGCAAGCTTTCTTGCTCAAAAAGAACCGCTGCGGCACGTCGCCAGTCTCCAGAGTGTCCGACAACGAACACACGGCGGCGGCGCTGTGCCACTCCGAAGTATTGAGCATCAAGCACTCGGTAGGCGAACCCATAGCCGAGTTTGCCCAACGCCCCGATGAAGGTTCCAAAGTCCCGTCCTCGGTTGCTAGACAAGACGCCGGGGACGTTCTCCCAAACCAGCCAGCGGGGGCGATGCTGTGCAGCAAGGGCAAGATAGGTGAGACTGAGATTTCCGCGTGGGTCAGCAAGTCCTCTGCGAAGTCCCGCGACTGAGAAGCTTTGGCAGGGGGTTCCCCCAACGAGAAGCTCGATTGTTCTGTCATCTGGCCATTCCTTAAACTTAGTCATATCGCCGTAATTCGGCACGTCGGGGTAGTGGTGCTGCAACACCGCGCTTGGAAATTTTTCTATTTCGCTAAACCATTGAGGCTCCCAGCCAAGCGGATGCCAAGCAACCGTTGCGGCCTCTACGCCAGAGCAAACACTGCCGTACCGCATCAGCCAGCCCCCTTCACAAAAATTTTAAACCCCAATTGTTCGGTCATAGATTTTCTCCAGCTGTCTCTTTTCATTCACGCGCGCCATGATCTCGCGCACGATCTCTGCGAACCCTTCCAGGTCGCTTTCCCAAATTGTTTCCTTGTGGAAATCGTCATTGCCCATTGCATCGGCCAGAGCGGCCAGAGAGACTGCCACACGCACGGGCTTGCGGTCATATTGATAAACGACTGCCCAGTGCTTTTTTGCTGTGTCAGCGGCCTTCTGTGCTTGCCTGATCCACGCCGGTTGAGGGCCGTTACCCTTGGCGTAGCGCTTGCACTCCACGACAAAGGGCCACTCCGGGTCGCTACAAATGATGTCCCCCAAATCGCTTTGGCGAAATTGCTCGATGTCGCGTTTGAATTTCATAGACATGCCGAAAAGCAGCGTGAAGTCCTGGCATATCTTGCGCTCGAAAGCCTTGCCCTTATTGTTCCCATTAACCATTGCGCGCCTACCCCTCGCCCTTCATCCAACGAATTTGCTCTTCCAACTCTTGGTTGTTCTTAATCAGTTCAGACAAAGAGGTGTTCAGGCGCCCATTCTCCAGGCGCTGGCGCTTGATTTTCTTGCGCATGTCATTCGTCCGGCCAAACATCTCAGTCAGCTGCGCGTTCTTTGTTTCCAGTTCGGCCATGAGGCGCCCTATGGTTTCAGCGTCTGTCATGGGGCTGCATCCAATCGGAAAAAGTAACGGCACCCTTGGTGACATCTTGTATCCGCACGATGGCCGCGCGTGATGGAACACGGGTGCCGCTCAGCCACCGGCTGACAGTGCCGGGCGCGAAACCCGTCATCTCAACAAAGTCGGTTTGCCGCCGCCTCGACAGGTCCAAATATTCTTGTAGTGTCATTGATATTGCTCGCCTTGCCCTCAATTAACTTTCGTTGATGAAAGTTATCATTTTTTATTTTTTTCCTCATTGGCAAAATTACATATTGACCAATAAACGTCAATAAAGTTATGACTTGTATCACAAAAAAACACGGACAGTTAATTATGACAGGCAAAAACATCATAAAAGATTTGGTTAGCGCGGTATCACTTTTTATCACTTTGTATGTTCTTTTGAGCATTTCGGGATGAGCAAATTGGAGGTTACCGCAATCGCGGCGCGCATCCAAAGGGTCGGTCATTTGATCCAGAAAACAGTCGACGAAGAGGTTAAAAATAACCTCCTGCACGACGAATTACTGATGCGCGCATATGAAATTCAACAGCTGGGTTCGATGCTCACAAGCAAGGTGGGCGACGATAATGAACGGGTTTGAAAAGTTTGGCGTGACCCATCTTAGCGCGTCATCATTGAACCTGGCAAAGAACGCGCCAGACGTTTGGATGGCTCAGAAACTGGCCAAGAAGCGCTTTAGCGGTAGCCCGGCAATGACCAGGGGAATAGCCATCGAGGACGCGGTTGTTGCCGCAACGGCAACTAACGCCTCGATTGAGGAGGCTATAGAGATTGGCCATAAGCGCTTCGATAAGCAATATCCAATTGGTGACATAAAAAGCACAAAAGAGCGCGCCATGATTGAGCCGTCAATCCGGCTCAGCGTCGAGGCTCTAGCGCAATACGGCAAGCCAGATTTCGAGGAAAAAGCCGGTAAATTTGGCCAAGAAAAGGTGTCGCTTTCGACACATCTGAACGATGGGTCAGTGCTTGAAATCATCGGCTACCTAGATTTGGTCTACCCAGATCATGGCCTAGTTATCGATCTCAAAACGACCGGGCGCATGCCCAGCGTCATGTCGCCGGAGCATCAATTACAGCGCGCGATCTACTCACACGCAAAGGGTAACCAGGCGGTCAAATTTTTATATGTCACGCCTAAGAAATTTGTATTTTTAGAAGACGGCGACCCTGGAGCAATTCTGGCGCAAGCCAAGGTCCAAATCCAGCGCCTAAATGACTTCCTACTCACAGTCGATAGCGTCGAACACGCGCTGTCAATCGTACCGCACAACCCGGACAGTTTCTACTGGAACGGCGCGGAACACACACGAAACGAACTCTTCAATACATAGGAAAGGTAAAACATGATTATTGATATGGGTAATTCAAGCTCCGGCTCCGACCTCTACTTTGGCTGGCAGCAAAAACCGGGCGTAAACTTTAACCACTCGCAAGTCTTCTACACCAATATGTCGGGCCAGCCCAAAGAGGTTTGTGACGTATCCCAGGGCATCGTCTTGGATACCACTGAACTAAGAACCGGCTGGCAAGACAGCGAGACAAATAAGTGGCAGTTCAATCCAACTGTCTCACAAATGGCGGCAAAGCCAGCTGAGGGCTGGAAGCGCGGATTTGCCATGCCGGTCGCAGTCGGTGCCGGAAAAATCGCCATGTGGATGGCAAGCGGCGCAACAGCCTGGGACGCGCTTGGGTACTTAGGCCAACAGCTGGCGCAGTGCCCGGAAGTTGGTCACGTGCCCCTGGTGATGTTCGAGGGCGCTGCCGAGGGCCGGTACGATACTAGGACATGGGTCTACCCGCTGCTGAAAGTCCAAAGCTGGATGCCGCGACCAGAAAGCCTGTCCGCGCGGACAGCTATCGACATGGGTACGCCAGCCGCGCCAGCAGCGCCGGTTCCAGGCATGATGCCCGTAGCGCCACCGGCAATCGCTCAGCCCCCAGCTGCGCCACCGGCACCCCAGGCTGCGCCACCAGCACCACCAGCGGCACCACAAGCCGCACCGGGAACCACATTCTTCTAACTTGCGCGCTGGTCTCCCTGGGCGCGCAAGTAGCCCCCCGCGCTGTTTGATTGGGTTTCCGGCGTGGGCACTTGGCCGGTGGGTCTTCCTCCTTAACTCACCGGCCCTTTTAAAAACAAAAAAAGAGCAGATTGATGGACATGAAAGAAGCCATTCAAGATTATACAGCGAGAGGCTGGAAGATTTTCCCGGTCGCAAAAGACAGCAAGGTGCCGGCCAAGCGGTCAAATGGCATTCGTCTTTCGTACAAAGATGCGACCGACGATCTTGCCGCGCTGGAACCATATTTTGAGAAATACCCAGACGCTAACCTGGGCCTGAACCTGGTTGATAGCGGCCTGGTTTGCATCGATGTCGATGACTATAAGACCGACTGCAAATTTCAGGAATATATGATCGGCAAGGACATGCCGCCCACGCTCGTACAAAAGTCAGCGAGCGGCGGCACTCATTACATATTCAAGTCAGACCAAGCTGAGCAATTCCCCGGAGAGCTATGCGGCCAGGTGGATATCAAGCACAAGGGATATATCCTGATCGAGCCAAGCCAGATCGATGGTAAGCCTTATGTCTGGCAGACAGATGATGAACCCGCGCCCGTACCGCGCTGGGTTCCCCGCAAAACAAAAGATATGCTGATTATGCCAAGCGGTGAAAAGCTGCCGCTCCAAGAGCAAGGACAGACAGGACAAAAGCCGGACATGTCCAGCCTGTCCGGCATCCACATTGACATGGCGCGCGGCACAGTTGACCCAACCGCTCTCATAGACAGGATCATGTCCGGGGATAACTGGCACAACAATATCGTTTCTCTGGTTGGATACTACGCTTCACAAGGATGGCCGGCCGGTAGGGTTCACCAGGTGACCGACCAGCTAACGCTGCCAGGCTACACCCTCGATCAGACGCGCAGGGAAGTCCAGGTGGCCTATGAGGGTGCCATAAGCAAGGGTTACGCCCCGCTAGTACCCAAGCCAGCCGCAGAGGTGTTAAGCGCGCCCGTGGGTGCCCAAATGCAAGCGGCAGTGCAATCGTCGCTCCTTTACCCAGGCGATGCCAAGCCAATCCTCACCAGCAATTACCTGGTCAAGCGCTGGCTCGATCAAAACACAACCAGCGTCATTTATGGCGAAAGCAATATCGGTAAGAGCTTCTTTGTCATGGACATGGCCTACTGTGTCGCCGCTGGCATTCCCTGGCATGGCTGCAAAACCATTCAAGGCCCGGTCGCATACCTCGCGCTGGAAGGTGGCCTGGGGATGAACAACAGGCTGTACGCAATCCAGCAAAAATACCAGTGCGAGAACGTGCCACTTGCGGTTAGGCGTGCGCCCCTGGACATGCTGAACAGTGAAGAGGATCTGCAAGTCCTAGGCGCCATGATCCAGGAGATCGAGCAACAATATGGCAAGCTCGCCCTGATCGTGATCGATACGCTCAGCCGTGCCCTTGCCGGCGGTGATGAGAATAGCTCAACCGATCTGGGCGCGCTGGTCAAAGTCACTGATGCCGTCTGCGCGCAATCCGGCGCACATGTCTCGATGGTGCATCACAGCGGGAAGGATCAAACCAGAGGCGCCAGGGGCCATAGCTTGCTACGCGCAGCTGTCTCAACCGAAATAGAATTAACAAAGATGGACGGCGTCAGCTTTGCGACAGCCACAAAGCAGAGAGATCAGGAGCCAGCCGAGCCGTTCGCATTCGTCCTCGATAGCGTCGAGCTAGGCAGGGACCAGGATGGCGATGCAGTGACCACGGCAGTGGTCAAGGCAGCGTCTGAGGAAGATGCACAAGAGGCAAGGCAGAAGAAGCGCCCAGGCGGCAAAAATCAAATCACAATCTGGAATGCATACAAGCAGCTGAAATCAGACAGGGTCGGCAAAGAAAATCCCAGCGGCACCGGGTGGCCGGAGCCAGGCAAATTCTGGTGCGTCGAGGCCGATCAACTCAGAGATTTTGCCAGGGGCCAGATGACCACATCAAACAGCCGCACGGCATACGACAAGGCGCTCGATGCGCTCCTGGTAAGCGGCCTCATGGCCATGAACGAAAATCATATCTGGATCACAACCAAGGAAGGTAAGCACTATGTCTAACATGAACTTGGTGCGCGAGTTGCTAGTCGAAGCAAAGAAGCGCACCAGAAATCAAGAGGTGGTTGACCTGATTGATCGGGCCATCGCCAACAGCTACCGGGACTATGTAAAGCCCAGGGCGCCGTGCGAGAGCATTCCAATTACCCGGCACATCGCGAACATGATCCTGAACGATTATCATTCAAACGACAAGCAAAGCTGCATGACACTGGCCAAGAGATATCAGGTCAATGCCGGCAGAGTATCGGAGTTGATCAGTGGTAAGCATGAATACTCATAAGCGTAGAAAAAATAGAAATTCTACACTTTTTCTACACCCGCAAAGCGTAGAGGAAATAGAAAAAGCCTATAAAGGCTTTCTATATTTCTACACAGCGCCGGACTTTTGCTGATGGCTAGGGGTGCGTACAAGGCAAAAGCCAAAGGTAAGGGCAAGAAGTTTGATCGGCTGCTTGAACCACAATCGACCAAGGAAGAGATTACTGTCGATCTGGCCATCAAGGGATTTGATCGGTGGGTGAGGTATCTCGATCAGAAGTGGGGCGTCGATAGGCTGATCCAATTGGTGGAGCCTGAAGTGGCGCACCGATATGGTCAGGCACTGGGCAAGCTTAATGAGGCGATCAATGCCGTCGATGCAGCCCAAGCCCGACACTGCGCAGATGACTGCATCAGGGGCATGGTCAAAATGGATGAGCTTGCAACAGCCGCTGGTGCGGCCGGTGCCGATCCTTCCTACTGGGAGTTCGAGGTCGATGGCGTCAGAGCCGCGATCCTTGCCGACCAGGATGCTTGGCCGAAGGTAAAGGCTGATCGGCCTGACCTTGAGCTTATCACGCTGCATGAGGTTGGCGTCCACTACGCTCACTGGCGTAAGACCACGTTAGGTGAAATGACAGCGGCCGTTAAGGATGAGTTCCCTGGGGCGCGGGTCACAAGCGTGTCGTTGCCTGATGTCAAGCCAAATGATCCGATCCCTTTTTGATCAGGACCAAGAATTTGCACATCGGCGCATCAACGCGCGCACATACGCGAGACGGGCCGCTGCATCCTGGTTTGTGATGCAGAGATGTAATGAAATCAAGGGGTTATGTGTTGTGGTTTCAAAAAGGTTTCAAAAAGGGCGGTTTTTGGGGCGAAATCGCGAATTTACCCCCCCCCGGGGGGGGTGCTTGGCCGGAAAGCTAGGCAAGTAATGACGCACAGAAATTCGCCAAACAATGCGGCGAGAAAAAAAATTTTGTAAATTGAAAAAAAAGGAACACAAATGGCGGGACGTAAAAGACATCGGACCTTATTGGCTATTATCGAGGACACCGGCGGCGTCGAAAAAATTTTTGAGGAAATTTCAAACGGCCGCACCATTGCCTCGATTGCCCGTGAGTTCCAGGTATCGCGAAACATGCTTTCCGGCATCCTCAACGCCTCGGAAAACCGCACCCAGCTGCGAGAGGCGCAGCGCCTTGGCGCGGAACAGCTAGCAGACGCCGCCCTGGAAATTGCCGACAACGTCCCTGAAGAGACAGCCGCCATCTCCAAGGCGCGCGAGCGGATTGCGGTACGCAAGTGGATCGCGAGTGCGATGGATCCTGACCGGT